TTGCCGAAGGTATGCTCAACAAGAATTGTGTTGATGAAATCGACGTTATCCAGAACCCTCGTGCATATGAGGAAGCTAAGTCTATTCCAGGTAGATTTGACGAAAAAGAACCCATTACTCTACTTATCTCTAGTCGCAAAACCGGTGTCGGACTGGTTCAGCACGAGATAGACCAGGCCGAGGCTCAGAAACGTAAGCCAAGAATGGGGGCGATCCCACTAAAAGTCAGACACTGGAACCTTATCGACGTGACTTCGGGTTGCCCAGCCAACAGACATATCCCAGATTTACCGAAGGTAGAACTTTTCGTCAACGACGAGACGCTGAGTCACATCAGGGGAGACGATTACAAGCTCCTTAATGCTATAGAGCAAACTAAATATTATCGTCTAGAAGGGTACTCAGGCTGTGCTGACTGTTCTTTGTTTAGTGTCTGCAAAGGGCGGCTGGCTACTGAGCAGAAGTCAAAGAGTTCGATGCTTAAGAGCATCCATTTTACCACCCAGAAATTCGGAGAGGTATCTTTAGAATTCGCTACTGCCCAGTTGATGTGCAGGAAACCTCCTAGCACAGGACTCGTCTATCCCTCATTGAACCGAAGTCTTCATATGCTTAAGCCACATCAGATGGCTGAAAAAATCTGTGGCGAGTCTGGGTTCCCTGAGAGCTTCTCTAAATTCGATCTCATTAACCTAATGCTCGAAAGAGGGCTAGAGTTCTATGCCGGTCTAGACTGGGGGTACACACACTCTTACTGTGTCGTGTCAGGAGCCAAGCAAGGCAACAATATGTTTATCTTTGATGTTATTGCCGCTACCGGACTAGACCCAGAACAGAAGTTGTCCGTAACAGAGAAGGTGAAGCTATGGAACCCCAAAATCTTTGCTGACCCAGAAGCTCCAGACCAAATTAAGCTATTTAAGAGAAAGGGATTCAACTGTAGGGATTGGAAAAAAGGGGCTGGCTCTGTCAGTATGGGTATTGATGTCTTTAGGTCAAAACTGAGGCCAGCCGTTGGTCCTCCCTCTGTCTTCTTCTTGGAAGGAGACGCTCAATGTGACTATGCGTTCTCTAGCCTCTCTAAGTACCACTTCCGCTTTGACGCAGCAGGAGAGCCCACCGGCATCCCAGACGAGAAGGATGATGACATCCCGGACGCATGCAGGTATTTGATTATGAATACCTTTACCAATAAGGGCGGGATTGTCACGACGGATGATCCTAACCAGCTAACGGGAGGAATCAGTGATACTATGTCAGGTCCCCCAACCGAAGACAACTACCTCAGCCACTTCATTAATCAGCACGTAGGCAACGGGGACAACCACTATAATTCGGACGTAACAGAAAGGAAAGGGAAGAAAGGTAAGTTGACCTGGAACTTCGACTAATCAACGAATCTCATTCTCAATCTTACCTTCCGAGGCTCCATGACTACTGCCAAACTATCAATTTACTCAAAAGCTCTGGCTTTTGCTGATTCGTCCAGCAACAATAACCCCCAAAGAAGGTTCTTTGACTGGACCAGAACCCTTAGCGCTCTAGTAGTCGAGAACCCCGAGTCAGACAATGGGGCACTACAGGTAGCAGAGTCAGTCACTGTCTTTGACGGAGTAAGAGCGACGACTGTAGATGGAACTACCTCTCTTACCTCTACTTTGTCGACTCTTGATAGTGGGTCTAGATATCGGTTCACTTGGGTAGGTGGAACCAACCCCACCCTAAGGACTGATCGTGGACTTACGTTGGTTGGCCAGGCGGTTACCTTCGCTATCAATGCAAACCAGACAGCCAACATCTCACTTGGCGGGAGTACGTTCGGATCAGTTGTGGCTGGTGACATTATTTTTATCCCACATACAACTACAGGCGATACAGCTAATGTACTTGCCGCTGACAATGCTGGATACTGGCAGGTATTGAGTGTAATTTCAACCACTAATATCCAGGTTGGGCGATTGTCAGGAGAGAGCTTCGTTGGGACAGGAGAGACTCAGACTCTAGCCGCCAGTACCCAGCTTCAGGCCTATTCGTCTGCTGGAGTCCAGGTTGGAGACAGTGTCACTATTTCGGCTGGATTTGCTGTTGCAAGCCAGAAAACTTTTACGGTTGATGAAGTCACCTCCACTTGGTTTGAGGTGCTGTCAACCTCCTCTCTTCCGTCTGAGGCAGCCAAACTACCCGGAGCGGCTGGCATTATCTTTTACACCAACGTCAAATCCTTCCTTAGGGTAGAGACTGACCAAGATATTCTTGTTCAGATGAATGGAGACACGGGATCTTCTGTCAAAATCTCCCCGTTCCAGGCTGGTGACATAGAGCTTCCTGGCTATATGGAGAAAGTGGGTCCGGTTTATAAGCTGGTTCTAGTCAATAAGTCTGCAACTACCTGTAATTACAGTGTCTTTAGTGCGGAATAACTCATGTCCATCAAAAAATCTGAACCATCCTCTTTCACCAAAGAGCTGATTGCTAGTCTAACCCCCAATCAGCTCAAAAAATCCGACATCGTAAACAGAAAGAATAAGGACATTGTCTTTCAGATGGCTGATCCCAACAGCACCCATCTGGATGATGAGTCTCCCTCGCTTAAGAAGAGTATACTAAATGTTCTTAACGGAGGCCAAGGACATTCGATTGAGCGATTGGCTTTTGAGCAAGACCCTTCGTTCAACAACACCTTCTCCTCTATCTATAAAGCTAAGGTTAGAGGTATTCCGGACACCTTCCTTAAGCGGATTGCAGTCCAAAATAGCCTTGTAGCCAGCATCCTAACTTGTCGCTCTGCTATGATGCAGACTTTTGGTCGTCCTCAGCCAGACCGGCACAGCTTAGGGTTTGTTATTAAGCCAATTCCGGGCTTATTAACTAAGATGAATGAAGAACAAAAGGAAGATCTCAACAAGAGGATCGATGAGTGTCAAAAGAAATTGATTACTTGTGGGTCTACCCAGAACGTCAAAGCCAATAGGCACATGACCTTTGCTCAGTTCCTGGGCCTATGTACTCGAGATGCGATCACGGTAGGTAGAGCGGCGGTTGAAGTAGTCCACGCTTTAGATGCAGAGACCGGAGAGATGGTCTTTCATTCGTTCAGGCCCATTGATGCAGGAACCATCTACCAAGCTGCTCCATTCAAAGAAGAGGCTCAGGCAGTAAGAGATAGTGCTAAGGCTCTACTAGAGCAGATTAAGAATGAGAAGTTTCTTCCAGAGAAGTTTGAAGCCGATGAATACTCTTGGATTCAGGTAGTTAATGGCCGACCACTTCAGGCATTTACTGATACAGAGTGCCTTGTTCATAACTTCTACCCAGTAACTGACATTGAGTGGGACGGATACCCCATCACCCCTATTGACACAGCTATTGGTGAAATCACCTCTTACATCAACATCGTCAACCACAATAAGCTATACTTCCAGTCTGGTCGTGCTTCTCGTGGCATGTTGGTTATTAAGTCTGAGGATGTCAACCCACTGATTGTAGAAAACATCAAGCAGCAGTTCAACGCCAGCATCAACTCTGTAGGAAACTCCTGGAGACTCCCTACGTTCGGGTTGGGACTAGAGGATGAGATTTCGTGGATTCCGATTGACTCTGGCGGCAGAGACATGGAGTTCCAATATCTCTCGGATAACACCAGTCGAGTCATTCTATCTGCATTCCAGATGAGCCCAGAAGAGATTCCTGGTTGGGCACATCTGTCTCGAGGAACCAACAGCCAAGCTCTCTCCGAATGCTTGAGTCCAACTTCGAATGTTATCACCCCTAGTGGATATAAATCCCTAGGAGGCATTCTAAACGGCTCCGATTCGGTCAATTCCATTCTCTGGAATGGAACTAGCTGGAAAGAGGTTAGGATTTTTAGTACCGGACAGAAAGAAATCTGTCAAACTAAACTCAGTAACGGTCTTCAGCTCCAGACTTCTCCTGACCACAGATTTGAGATAATTGGAGAAAACGGAACCCCCTCATGGAAGCAGCAAAAAGACTTAGTCGAAGGAGACTGGGTCCTAGTAAATAAAAAACCGATTCCGGGCTCTGTTGATAACATCCCTTTGTTTGAGGGGAAGGCATTAACTGTCGAAATGATGGAAGTTTTAGGCTGGGTTACTGGAGACGGAACCTTTATTAATAGAAAAACCTCTAGTTCGTTACAGATGTTCTATCACCATGAGCTGGAACGAGGCATCTTACAGCGACATGTCGCCTTTTTGCGTAATTTTGGGTTAGACCCACACCCCTACGAAAATGTGATCTCTAGCGAAGAGAGCCAACGAATCGCTAAATCTAGAGGCTTTAAGTCTATATCTACTTCTAGAATCGGAATTCGACTACACAACGAAAAGTTTGTTAAATGGCTGATGTCATTAGGTTTTTCTTCTGGGGCAGGAAGAACTGACGTGTCACACGAAAAAGGCGACGGCAAAAGTATTCCATCCTTTATTCATACCCTACCTATTGAATATCGGCAGGCATTCTTGCGTGGGTTCTTCTCGGCAGACGGAGGTAAGCTAAATAACACAGGGACAGTTGGTATTACTATTCAGGCCAACAAACTCCGCACTCAAACCAGAGACCTCCTGATGGGTTTAGGTATCCGCTCTCTTCCGTGCGAAGGGCTTGCTAGAAACCAAGACACTCAGATTATCGGCAACAATGATTTTAGTTACAAGATTTTTATCAAAGATCGGGCCGAATTCTGGAAACAGATTGGTTTTATTCAGGATTTTAAGCAACCAGACGAATGTGTAGAAAAATGGAAGAACGGAGATCTACCCAGCAGCCTTTCGTCTTATTGCGCACAAATGTGTCTAGAGACCGGATATAGCTTCAAAAAGACAGTAAGAGACTCTCTTGTTGTGTTGGCCAGAAAGGGTAACAGGAGCTGTTCCGTCAACTTCATCAAAAGGACTATGGACCAATGCGGAGTTAGCATTCCGTGGATGGAAGAGTATAACTGGGAAAAAGTAGTCTTAGTAGAGAGAAGTAAGCAGCTAGAAGCTATGGTCGACGTGGAGGTCTTTGATAGTCGCCACGCATTTGTGGCTAACTTCATTAGCGTACACAATTCGGACGGTGAGTTCAAGTTGGAAGCCGGTCGTGATGTTGGTATCCGACCCCTCATCTCAAACTTCGAAGACTTCATTAACCATAGAATCTTCCCTCTTCTCGACCCAGCGCTAGCCAAGCTCTGTACTGTTCGTCTTATCGGGTTGGACGCAGAAAGTCCACAAAAAGAATCGGTCCGTCTACAGACTGATTCTATGATTCACATGACTTTCGACGAACTCCTAGAGGCTGTCGAAAAGGAACCGGTAGGCCTTGAAATTGGTGGCTCTTTACCGCTCAACCCAGCCTTCCTGCAACTCTTGGATAAGTACTTTACGGTTGGCGAAATCAAAGAACACTTCTGTGGAATCAAAGGAGCTAGTAAGAACCCCGAAGACTCTTACCGTAGAGATCCCTTCTGGTTCCAGATGCAGCAGATAGTGCAACAGCAACAGATGGCTCAGCAACAGGCTCAGCAACAAGCCCAACAGCCACAACAGGGAGCACCTGGACAAGACCAACAGGCACAACCTCAAGGTCCGGCTCCAGAAGGAAGCCAGCAGGGACCATCGGAAGATGATGAAGACTTGAGCCGAAGCCTTGACCAGGTGATTGGCCTACTCGGTAAGAGCGAACAGCACCTCCCTCCTTCCCGGCGCCGCCTACTCCACCAACAGCACACTACTGTCACCAAGCTGATGGCTAGCCTAGAAAGCGATCTTGAACAGATGACCAAGGACGTTATAGATATTGTCAAACCTTTTGATGTTAAGGGTTAATTGTGCCTATCAAACCTCCAGGCCCTGTCATTAGCCAGGTCGTCGTCAAGCTCATTCACAAAGCCGTAGACCATGTATTCGACCGGATTAAATTACGGATGCTCTCTACCTCACTTCTGCCTAAGCAGATAGAGATAGGGTACAACAGGGCCTGGTCCTTGCCTGGCATTTTTGAGGCTGCCTCCCGAGAGGAGGGCACCCCTCCTGACCTAAAGACACTCAAGCAGCTTCTAGACATCGCTGGCGGATATGTAGATGCTACTAGGCACCGAACTAAGGCTCAGGTAGTCAATGAGGTAACTTCCTTCCTTAAGGATGCCCACATGAAGGGAGTTAAGACTGACCTGCCTACAGTACTGGGAGGGAAGCTAACTGAAGTGGCTCGCGACACTATGGTTTCTATGCGTCGGATTGTAGAGGCCGAAACTAACAATGTCAAGAACGTAGGAATACTTGAGGGAGCCATTAGGATAAACTCTTCCCAAGGAATCAATGACCCTGTTGTCTATTGGGTAGGAGTCAATGATTCGAGTCGGTGCGATGAGTGTTGGAGGCTATACTCTCTTCCTGACAGGATAACCCCAAAGGTTTACAAGCTTAGTGAGGTTGGTCACTCATACCACAAGAAAGGGGAAGATAGCCCCAAGATTGGCGGGGCGCACGTCAACTGCCAATGCACTCTTGCGACTCTCATGCCGGGGTTCGGCTTTGTTGGGGGCAGAGTAGCCTTCGTCTCAAATAATCATGACGAGCTAGCTAAGCAGAGAAGCCAGCAATCTTAATCGGATGCTCGCTCCCAACCCTCTAATTCTAGGCCCAGTTAGCGAACTTTCGTCATATTTGGAGTTGTCATGCTCATAGATGGATTAGCTGGGTCAGAAGCGATTGATAAGTCAGGAGAGAAGCTCTCTATTGAAGGGTGCGACATATCATCAGTCAAAGAGGGTACTGCATATCTCAATTACGAACATAAGTCAGGAGATAGCGGCACACCTTTAGATCTTGTAGGCAAGATAGTGTATGCCAAAAAGTTATTCAAGGAATCTGACTGCGAAAACGCAAGGCAGAGGATGTACTGGAATAGCATAGAGCTTCCTTGCATCTACATTGTAGGTCGCCTTAGTGATGAAGCAGGGCACGAAGGAGCAAAAGCTCTAGCTGCTTCTATTAGGGACGAACTCAGGAATGACAAGAAAGTTATGATAGGGTTCAGTGTAGAAGGAAGTACACTCAACCGCTCTGGTAGCATCCTGAAGGAGACCATCATCAGAGGGTGTGCCATAACAGTCAAGGCCTGCAACGTCAGTAGTGTGGCTGGCGTCCTAGAAGACCCAGGTGCCCCTGAAGGTTTTGATAAGACTCCCTATAAGGCAAAGAACAAAGACTGGTTAGAGGAGTTCGCTGAATCCAATAAGTCTGAGTTCCGAAGTTCAGACCGACAGATACTCGGAGGACACCTTAATACCTTCACGGAAATATCTTCTGACCTAGAGAAGACCATTACGGCTGGTAGCTACAATGTTGCCCCTGGCTGTCTGACCGGTGGGGCTGCCCTGCAAGTTGAGGACGCTGGCTTACGTCGAAGATATAGAGTCGCAATGGCCAAGGCTGCTGTCAGGGACTGGAACGGCTCCGGTGACTTCAAAACCTTCCTGAAGGCAAGACTACCTGATGCTGACCCAGACTTCCTCGATTCGTTTGCTCAAGCCGTTAATGATTACAAAGTCAAGAAGATCAAGAAGAGCGAGACCCCTCCTCTGCTGCTCTCAGACCTACTTACACTAGATGACCCAGAGAGTCTAGAGGATATCTGCAAAGCTGACAAAATCCCCGGAGGAATGGCTGAAGGTAAGACTCCCGGAGATTTTGACAAAGAGAGTTTAGCAGAAGGAGTCTCTGTTGAGATGGAACACACTAGCGATCCCAAGATTGCCCGAGAAATCGCTATGGATCACTTG